CTTGTGGTCCCTGGATGCCAGGTATGCCTTGTGGGCCTTGCGGACCAGGAGGACCAACGATGACAGGAAATGTTCCGTTGTAAGTGTTCGCGGTAATCGAGTCAACTACGATTTCTTTCGCATCTATGCGACCGAATACAGGATTAAGCCATCCTTTAGTTTCAACTGTGCCTGTGTTTAGCGATCGAAGATCCATTTTTTTATTTTAGTACTATAGACAAAAAAACGATGGGAAATATTGTGACAAGCACGGCTGACATACTCGCCATTATAGGTGGCGCAACGACACTATGCTTAGGTATATTCGGTGCCGTTAGATACTCGCGGTGCAGGACCGTCACGTGTTGCTGGAACGGGTGCATCCTACAAAATGAGCCTCCCGGAGCGCCTCCGCAATTGGACAAAAAAAAGAGCGAAGCTGCGCCAATTGATCCAACTGTTCCAAGAACTGACTCTGCCACGAGCATCATGGTGCTCACTTAGGCGATGCGGCGGAGGTACCAGTTGTAAATCCGGAGTGTAACGGGACCGCCGGTGGAATATACAACAAGGCAAGGAGAGAATGTATTCTGCGTCACGCGACTTGGCGTATTCACTGGATTCGTCGCCGAACTGTTGACGACAACAGCGTTCGACGTGCCGTTGATAGACGAAACGGTCGAAAACGAACCGCCGATCGACGTAGGGCCAGATTCGGTGAGGCTGAATGTAGATCGTACGTGGAACATCTGCAGCGTATCCGTCGACTGATTGGACGAAAGAATCGCATCGCAAAATGAGTCGGCGAGAGCCCAGTCGGTGGTCGAATTCCTGAACGTAAGACCGATGGCCACCGACGACGTGTTAGCAGGCGTTGTATCCTGGAACCACCCGGCGACGAAGAACTCGAACACAGAACCGGCGACAAACGCTTGTGCAGGAACACTCGTCGAGCTGCGGCCAGCCGTGATCAACTGACGCGGAACGTCAACTGTGTTAAGCGACGGAGCCAAAGTATACCACACGTACATCGTCGAAGTGTTCGGGAAGACGGTTCCGGTCTCCTCATCGCGTGTCTTGCTCTCTTCGGCCATCACGAGGTTGGCCCGGACAGTACCGACTACGGGATTCAACCATTTCTTTGTTTCGACTGTTCCAGAGTTCAGCGAGCTCACGTCCATTTTTCTTTTCCTCTTTTTGTACAAGAAGCACTAAGAAAAAAAAATTGATTTGTAAACCAGATTTTCACAAAAGTTTTTACTTGATCATCCGAGCAAGTTGGGCTCGAGTGACCTTCTTGCCGCCAACCATGCGACCGCCGGTGACATTTCCACCTACGAGACCGTTCCCGAACGACCTCACAAGACCAGTGTTACCAGGACCGCTATCTTCAGAGTTGATGTAGCTGTTGAATGCGCTGACGACCGGAGCAATCTCTGGTGCGATACCAGGGAGAATCTTAGCAGCAAGTGCAGTCGCCGGACGCATCACCTTCATGAACAGGTCACGCGCAGAGGTGAACCCGGTCTTGAGATCGTCGAAGAACCCATCGCCGTAGAGATCGCCGCGAGACTTGTACGGCTGAGCCGCTTGTTCCTTGGAATTGATAACGTCCTCGTTCGTAAGGATGCCGACACTGCGGATCACGTTCTGCTGCGCGACGGTCATGACGCCGGTAGAGATGATGACACACGTCAAGTTGACTCCGTACGGTAGAGGAACACCCTCAGCATACGAATTGGCACTAGCAGACACGGTCTTGACGTTCGTGTACGTCACACGCACTCGCAGATTGTACGATCCGCGCAATCCGACGGCCTGATTCGAGCGTAGCGGAATGTCTTCACCGAAATCGAGGGCGAGAACCGACCCGGTGTCGCGGTTCCATTCGGTCCACGTCAGGTTCGTGTTGTTCTTAGCGGCAATGTTGTATAGGTCGACTGTAGTAGCACCGGACAGAATGGCGTCTCGGTTGTCGAACGAGACATCAACCCGATCGATCCTACAATACGCGTCCGCCCGATAAACCTTCGCGGCCTGATCTTGCTCGTCGACGTACAACAGGATGCGACTCGGAATCGAGTTAAGCTGAATGTTGTTCATGTTGATAATGTTTGTGGCGCCTGCCGGTACGAGGCCGTTCACGGCTGTGACGTTGACGATCGGCTCGTAGTACGGATAGTTGTTGATCGGAGGAATGATCTGGAGCGCATCCGGCGTAAGGTAGTTGACAAAGACGGAAGCAGACTGGACAGTCGCACTAGCAGTGCACCTAGGAACGTTCAATCCGCCAGTTCCAGGGAGTACCTCCGGAACGTATGGAGCCTTGTCTCCAGTGCCGACGAGAGAGAACACAGCATCACCGAGCGAGTTACTTCCACGGCCGCCGAGCGTAAGCTGGAGGTTCATCGTCTGGATCCCAATCAGGCCAGTATCCTGCGATCCACGCTGGAACAGGAATGGGCTAAGGAAAAGCGGCTCGATGGTCGTGAACTCGATGACGGAAGTCTTGACAGTAACACCGTCTCCTTCTGGATTGTCGTAAATCCTGATTCCGTACAAACTCGCACGAGTCGTCTGGACTGGGTTTACACCACGCGACCCGAACGGGCTGATAGACGTTCCAGCCGACTGAGAGTAGTCCTGCACAATGTCAAGCTGGGTAGGCGCAAGACCCTGATCGATCTCAGACTGACCAAGGCCGTTCGCATATCGCGTAGTCGCGCGCCAGTACTGGCCGATGTTCTGCGACAGTCGATCGTTGTTCAGCGAAACTTGGAGAGAGCGAGTAGCATTCGCAAGCGGGAATGCACGCGGAGCAGCGCCGTTATTGGTTGCGTCAGTCCCAATATCAGCTGCGACATTAGGAGTTCCGTCAACCTGTGTCGGGTTAAGAATGGCGCCGGTGCCAAGGTAGTTAAACGCGCGCGTATCGTTCTTTAGAATCCCGGTAAGCGTAACCCGGAACGTGCAAAGGATCGACAAGCGCCGGTTGACGAACACACGCGTCGACGGAGGGTTCAGCGTGAAATTCATGTTCTCGCTCGGAAGTCCGCCGTCTGGAGGAATCTGAACGAAGCCGGTGTCTTGCGGACCATCGAAAATCTGATACGTGCGGCGAGCATAGCTGTTTACGTCAGTCCTTGAATCAACGACTCGCTGAGTCGCAAGGCGCTCCACTGTGATCGACATCTTACGTTCTTCTTTTCCTTTTTACGGATATAGCACTGCGAAAAAAAAACTGAACGGGATAAAATATTTTTACTTCCTACGAAACATCAACTTTGCAGCAAAAACCCCGTTTGGAGGAAGGATCACCGGATATTGACCGCCAGCGAAAGACGTCCACCACGCCTTAAGCTCAACTCGGTAGAGAGGAGAGCGCCCTCCTAGAGAAATCATTCTGTACTCAGCCGTCGGAAGGTACTCAATACGATTATGCGCTTCCATCGGATTCTGGTCCTGTGGGATGATGAAATCCGTAACCATCGCGAGCGAATTCGTCGTAGTCTGTGAGTTCTGGCCGTATCCTACGTTACCAGGAATAGACTCCTGGTAGCTAGGAAGCGAGCTTGTTGTGACATAAATAGTACGGACAGCCGCCCAGTTTGAGATCGACTTGGCCGATTGCTCGAGGTACACAAGGTTGCCAGCCGGATAGTATCCTGGAGACTGAAGAGCCATAGGAAGTCCGACACGATTTGTGGCAGCGGCATTGACGAACTCTGGGTTCCAGGTGAAAAGCATCACATCCTTGTGCAGAGGCTCATTCGGTCCAATAATGATCGCTGGGAACGCGTACATGTACTTGTAGAATACATCCGACACGTAGATCGTGAAGTCGCTGTAGGTCGTTACATAGTCTGCAGAGAAGTAGAGACGGAACAACTGCGTAATAGGATCCCACACAAACCTCGGAGGAAACTGAGGCCTAGACCCGCCGATCAAAGGCCACGCGTTCTTAATCGTGTCGTTGATCATCTCTGTACCAAGAGCAATGCTCTGAACGAATCCAGTTGGCTCGAGGCTCTGAACGTAGAACGGACCATAGTCGACACCAGAGCTCCTGAACGTCATAGACAGCTGAGTGTTTGGCCCGGTTCCCATTGGAAACAATGCAATAGGTAGAAGGAGAGAGTCGATATCGAACCTCACAATCGACATCTCCCAGTCCTCGGGCACCTGAACGATAGGCATACTCCGGCTGTCATTTATCTCTGCAGCCACACGGTTCTCCGTGTTGTTAACAAGCGTGCAGTTGTAATATACCAGGTCCTGTGAGCCATCCATCTTTTTTTATATCGTACTAAGATAAAAAAAAGAAAAATGAACCGAGATCGATCTTTGTCAGACAGGGAAATAACCAAAATGACTGGAATGCCATGTTACGTGTACAGTGAGCTAGAGAGACTTGTACACTTGCCTCGTACACCATTCTGCTTACTGTACGAGTTCAAGCCAAGTCATGGTCATTGGTGCCTGGTTCACGATACGTTCGACACAGATGGAGATCCATGCGTTGAGATGTTCGACAGCTACGGAGTGTTTCCCGACAGCGAGCTCAATTGGGTCAACCCAG